CGGCCAGTTCCGCCTGGTCGAACTGCTGCTCACGCGCGGCGATCTCAAAAACGATGCGGCCCTGTCCCGTGCGCTCGACTTCGCGCCGCCGGTCGTCAGCAAGGTCCGCAACGGAGTGCTGCCGGTCGGGCCCGGCTTCCTGCTGCGCGCGCACGAAGTGCTGAACGTGCCAGTTGCCGACATGCGCCTGGCGCTGGCGCAGCAGCAATAAAAAAAGCCCGCGGACGAGGCGGGCTTTAAAAACACTTTTGAATCGAGGATCAAATGCTACCACAACACCAAAGCGCTGTCACCCCCAGCGCGCTTGCGCAGTACCACGCGCCGCGCCACGCCGGCATCACCACGCACTCCGGCTTCCTCTTTGACTTCAATGAGCCCGAGGAGGCAATTTTCAGCATCGCCGACATCGCGCACGCGCTGTCGCACATCTGCCGCTTCGCCGGCCACACCCGCGAGTTTTATTCGGTCGCTCAGCATTCCGTGCTGGTCGCCGACCAGCTGCCGCCGCACCTGAAACTGGCCGGCCTGTTGCACGACGCTGCCGAGGCGTTCTTGGGCGACGTCTCCAGCCCGTTGAAAGCCATGCTGCCCGACTACCGCGCCATCGAAGCGCGCGTCGAAGCCGTCGTACTGCAGCAGTTCGGCCTGGCGCCGACGCTGCCGCCCGAGGTCAAGGCAGTCGACCTGGCCGTGCTGGTCACCGAGCAGCGCGACCTGATGCCGGGCCGCGCCGATGACTGGGCCGCGCGCGCCGGCGCGCAGCCGTACGCGTTCGAGATCGTGCCGCTGGCGGCCGAGCAGGCGAGGGCGCTGTTCATGCGGCGATACCAGGAGCTGATGGCCGCGCGCTGGGTTGCTGCAGGAGGTCAGCCATGACGCCAGCCCACCCACTGACCACTATGCGCATCACCATCATCCGCAAGGCGGTTGCCCGTAAAGCGATGACGATCTCTGAAATCGCCGATCACGTCCACCTTAGTTACGGCCAGGCGCGCCGCTACGTCTCACATCTCCACCATGCCGGGCTGCTTCACATTGTCGACTGGCCATTGCACGGCGACGCACGCCAGACACCCACGGCAGCCTATCGCGGTGGCACCGGCATCGACGCCATGCACAAGCCGATGACCAACGCTGAGCGCCAAGCCGCGCACATTGCTCGCGTGCGTGCCGACATGGACGCGTATGACCGGTACCGGGCGCGAGATCGTGCGCGCAAGTCGAAGCCAGTTGTTGATCCGCTGTTGGCGGCTCTGTTCGGCCGCACCAGTGCGCCTGGAGCGCGCCCATGACCACTATTTCAATGCAGGGTCACCGCAATAACTGCCATGCGAGCTTCGATTTCGTCAACCGCTGCGCTGGCCGCGGCCAGGGTTCTGCGCGCCAGCTTGATCAACGCCTCGTCTTCGTCCTCATCAATGGCCCGAATCAGCGCGTCAAACATATTTTGTTCAACGCGACGAGCCACAGCAAGCATCCGGCGCTCCCCAACAAGCTTTTCGGCATGTCCCGTCATGGACGCCTCCGTTATCAAAAAGGGATCGTAGCATGAAGCTTGTCCACCACTTCACCACCTACCGCGAAAAGACCGCAGCCCAGGTCGATTACAGCAACCGCAAGATCTGCACGCGCTGCAACCTGGCGAAGTCGATCGTCGGCAGCGCTACCGTGGCGCGGCCAGGATCGCGGCGCCGGGACTTTGTTTGTGCGGGGTGCAAACCATGACGCGGAACTTGACGCTCTTACCGCTGGCTTCCTATTTTCCCCGCACTCGAATCTCTGCTTTCGCCGCGTCGATCGCGGACGCCATTGCATCCAACGCATCGAGTTCGATGGCGCCATCAACAACGAGAGACATACCTGGGCCGCGTACCGGATCGATTGCGGCAGAGGCGATGAAAGCGTTTTCCCGGGACTTCAACCAGATGCGGATCGTGAACCCCTCAAACACGATTTCGTGGTTTGGCTCGATGGATGGAGCTTCGTATTTGTCCTGCATATCGTCAGCGTCCATTGCATGCCCCAATAAAAAAGTGATCGTACCATGAGCCAATCTGACATTTTCGCTACAGGTGCCCAGCGCCTGCAGATGACCGATTCCATCGACCTGACGGCCCAGTCCCTGCTGGCTTACGGGGCAACCCATGAACATTGGGGTATCGCCTGGTCCGGCGGCAAAGACTCCAGCGCCACGCTGACGCTGATCGTCTGGCTGCTCGACACCGGCCGCATCCCGAAGCCGAAGAGCCTGACGGTGTTCTACGCAGACACGCGTCAGGAGCTGCCACCACTGGCGATCGCCGCACGCCAGATCATGGATGAGCTGGCCGAGCGCGACATCCGCGTCGAGGTCGTAACAGCGCCGATGGATAAGCGCTTCATGGTCTACATCCTGGGCCGCGGCGTGCCGCCGCCGAACAACAACACGCTGCGCTGGTGCACCCGCCAGATCAAGATCGATCCGATGGAGCAGGCGCTGCGCGATCGCCTGGACCAGCTGGACGGCCAGATCCTGATGATTACCGGCGTGCGCCAGGGCGAGAGCGCGATCCGCGATCGCCGCATCGAAATGAGCTGCAGCAAGGACGGGGCCGAGTGCGGGCAGGGCTGGTATCAGCAGGTCCTGCCGAATGCGAAGGGCCTGCGCGGGCGCCTGGCCACCCTTGCGCCGCTGCTGCACTGGCGCGTCTGCCATGTATGGGAATGGCTGCGCCACTGGGCGCCTGGTGCCGAGTTCGGCGATTGGAGCACGGCGACGATTGCCGACGCCTACGGCGGCGACGAGGCCGAAGAGGTCAACGCGCGCACCGGCTGCATCGGCTGCCCGCTGGCCAGCGAGGACAAGGCCCTGGACACGATCTTGCTGAATCCACAGTGGGCCTACCTGGCGCCGCTCAAGGGTATCAAGGCGCTCTGGCGCGAACTGCGCGAGCCGCAGCACCGCATTCGCAAGGCTGGCCTCGAGATCTTGAAAAGCGGCGCCGCGGCGAAGAACCCGCAGCGCATGGGGCCGCTGACGTTTGAGGCGCGCCTGATGGGCCTGGAACGGCTCCTCGGCATCCAGGCGGCCGTCAACAGCGCAGCGCGCGCCACCGGCCGGCCGGAGATCGACCTGATCAACGCCAAGGAGGAGGCGCGCATCCGCGAGCTGATCGCTCTCGAGACTTGGCCGCAGGGCTGGGATGGTGATGAGCCGATTGCTACGACGGTGATGGATACGGTCTATGCCAATGGCGCTGTGCAGCCACGACTGTTTTCGGAGGCCGAGCTTTGATCCCCTATCACGGACTTCCCATAACTCCGGCCACTGCCGCGGTGCGCGCTATCAGCGGCGGCCACGCCTTCGTGTCGTTCCGCCACCCCGATCAGCTGACGATCGCCCTCGAGGCGGCGCAGCCGTTCGCAACCAACAATGGCGCGTTTTCGGCCCAACGCGGCGTGCGACTTGAGTTTCCGGAGGCGTCATGAACATCTATACACGGCAGTTCATTGCTGCCTGCCCTAATAATGGCGAGCAGATAATCTACGAACTGGTCATTGAAACAGGCTCGATCATCATGGCCGAGCATATTGTCACGGCCACTCAGATGATTCGGAAGGGCTATCACGAGGTAATCGCTGATGGGCTGCACCTGCAGTTCGGCGGCTATCAGATCCTGCGTGCGCATCACCACGGCGTCGACATCGAAACGAGGCGCGGCCAATGATCCCATATCACGGAACTCCAGTTGGAGGGTCGCGCCAGGATGCCGCGCGCTTCCTCGTAGCCCGCCACGCTTTGGTGCCATGGCATCGTCGAGATGACATGGGCGCTGTGGCAGCATTTTGTTCGACTTTTATTTTCGATAATAGCGCGTTCTCGATCTGGAAGAATGGCGGCCAGCTCGACGTGGCTGGCTATATTGCGTGGTGTGAAGAGTGGCACCGCCATCCAGGTTTTGACTGGGCGCTGATCCCCGATGTGATTGACGGCACAGAAGAAGAAAACGACGCCCTGATAGACCAGTGGCCAGCACATATTCGCGGCGTGCCTGTCTGGCATATGCATGAGTCGATCGATCGTCTGCTGCGCCTGGCCCGTGAGTGGCCAACCGTAGCTATAGGCTCATCCGGACAGTGGCGCACGCCCGGCACCGCGGCGTGGTGGCAGCGCATGAGTAAGGTGATGTCAGCGCTCTGTGATGCGCAGGGCAGGCCACCATGCAGATTGCATGGATTACGGATGCTCGATCCTGAAATCTACTCCAGATTGCCGCTTTCGTCGGCAGATTCTACCAACGCAGCGATGAACTGCGGCTCGCTCTCACGGTTCGGTATGTATATGCCGCCGACTTCGTCGCAGCGTGCAGCGAATATCGCCGACCGAATCGAGCACACCAACTCCGCGCCGGTTTGGGATAGGTCTCATCCAGTGCAGGAGGGATTATTTTGAAGCGCTCACCCCTCAAGCCCGGCAAGGGCTTCCAGCGCAAGTCACCCATGCCCACCACCGGCATGCTGTCCGTGTTCTCGGCCCAGCGGTCGGCGCCGGCGCGCAAGGCGGAGCTGAAAACGAAGCAACTCGCCGTCACCGCCGAAGAAAAAGCGCTGTGGTCGCGCCTGGCGGCCCTGGGCTGCATCGCGTGCATGAAGGATGGCGTCTTCAACACCTACGTGAGCATCCACCACGTCGACGGCCGTACGAAGCCGGGCTGCCACAAGCTGGTGCTGCCGCTGTGCGCTCCGCACCACCAGCAGGACGATACCGACCCGGTCGGCCGCATTGCGGTCCACCCCAACAAGGCGCGCTTTGAACGCCGCTACGGCTCGCAGGTCGAGCTGATAGCGCAGTGCGTCCGCCTTTTGACTGCCGCGCGCACATCCGGCGCTGCGGCGCCCACCATTATTGAATCGGAAAATCCATGAGCGCATATACCGCTGACGAACACAAGCACCTCACCGAGGCCGCCTACGCCCAGTTCCTGCGCGACAAAATCAAGCTGGCGCAGCGCAAGGGCTTCGACGTCCCGCTCGAGCAAATCCACCCGGGCCTCAAGCCGCACACGCGCGACATCGTGCGCTGGGCCCTGGCCGGCGGCCAGCGCGCCATCTTCGCCTCGTTCGGCCTGCACAAGACGAGCACCAACCTCGAGGTGATGCGGCAGATCGGCATCCACCGGCCGGGCGGCATCCGCGGCATCGTCGCGCCGCTGGGCGTGCGGCAGGAATTCTCTCGTGAGGTCGCGAAGCGCTTCACCGGCGACCAGGCAGTCGACCTGCGCTTCATTCGCTCCGACGCGGAAATCGACGACGACCGCACCATCTACATGACGAACTACGAATCGGTCCGCGAGGGTAAGATCGACGTCACGAAGTGGCAGGCATCAGGCCTGGACGAGGCCAGCGTGCTGCGCAGCTACGGCAGCAAGACCTATCAGGAATTTTTGCCGATGTTCGAGAGCGTCGAGTTCAAGTTCGTCTACACCGCGACGCCCAGCCCGAACCGCTTCAAGG